ATCGAACTGTAAGTACTTTCCATCAGAACCGGTTGCCTCTGCAACATTTCCAGCAGTAATCTGGCCGTTCGTACCACGAACTGCGCCAGAAAGCAACAGGTCTGCTATCGCTGTGCAAGCGAAGGACGAGTACACGCGCGAGTAGCCCTGACCGGCAAGGTCATAAAGGCCGCCAACGGCTTTCGAACCAGAACGAACACCCTTGCCCGTAGGCAAACTGTAAATGGACGAACCAGTGTTATATGCAGCGCCCTGGCCGGTAAGACCGCCGGTGCCCTGCGTCGAGCCGTAGGTATAATCCAGATAGAAGAGCAGGCCAGAAGGCAGGCTCATGGGCTGGATGGAAACGAGCTCATTCGCGATCAAACCGCCGAAAACTCGGCGCACGATCGGAAATGCGATATTGGTGAAACCGCGGAGGTCGCCCGAGCTAGTCAGGTTACCGCCACCGGTCGAAATCGAAGAAGCCTCCTTAAGAACTTGGCCGGCCTGATTTTCCAGGATTCGAGCCATGTTCTCGCGGTGAACTCCGTCGAGGCCTCTAAGCAGGCCCGTACGGGACCACTTTTCAACCAGCTGCTTATTCTGTCCTCCAAGATTTCTCTGGCGGATGCCTTCAGTCAGCTGATCCAAATTGAATGACTTAGACATTTGTTTTCTCCTTGAGTGTTAATAGATGGTTAGTCATTGCTGATACCAGCGAGGACTGCCCATCGATCTACCTCAACTCCACTAGAAGCCGGCTGAGCCGACCGGGTTGATCTGGAAGACGATCCGAGCGTCCGTAAAGCTCCCTCATTAAGTTTATTGCCGCGAACGCGTCGGGAGAGGGACTCCGACAGGCTCTTATAGAGAAGCTTGGCTTCACGAAGCGTCTTGGCATTATCTAAAGCCTCGACAATTGCTCGTTGCTGCTTCACAGAAAGGTTCTTATTTTGCATGAGCTTGTTAGCATAGAGGAGCTTGGCATTGAAAAGGTTCATTTCTACCAACTGCTTCTTCATGCCGGACAGCGCATTGCGATACTGTCCAACTTGGCTGCGCGCTCGACGCGACTCGGCCATGGCGGTGCGATTCGATCGGCGAGGAGCACGGCGACGAGGAGCACGGCGACGTCGACGCTCAACAACCGGCGCCGGCACGCCCGGATCGCCAAGCTCGTCAGCGAGTGCATTAATGAGATCGTCTTCATCAACGTCTAATACTACGTCACCGAGGTCTTCGCCGCCATGAGCTAATGCAGGATCTGCTTCAGTTGCTCGGCCGGCATCTTGCTCACGCAGCTGCCGCATGCGACGAATCTCTCGACGGAGCATGCTCTCATCGATTTCATAGACGGGCCCGGAGCCTTCTTCGAAAGCAAACTCGTCTTCAACCGCTACAGCCTCTCCGCCTTCTTCATCGGTAACCTCGACCTCTTCCTCTTCAACGTCGACGTCGACCTCTTCGGGCTCGCCAAGAGAGAGTTCGGCTGCAGCTAGAATATCATCTAAAGCTGCATCTACTGCATCAGCATCCTCGGCAGCTACCAGGTCTTCGACCTCGTCGTCTGCTAGTGTTAATGCAATATCAGCCTCGCCGAGGTGATCATCATCTGCCTCGAAGAGAAAATCAAAAATATTTTGCCGGTTTGACTTTGACATGTCCTTCATCTCCTTAATAACCTCTGTCAACCTTTGCTCAAGCTTTTCTTGAGTATTCAATTCACTAAGTATGATCGAACCACGTAAACTCAATACTTCTTTTAGACACCGGTTGAAAGAAAAATGTAGTTTTTCTCGTTGGTGCACTGTCAACTGGTTCTCATTGACAGTTTTTAACAACTTCTTTATTTTTGCGACCGTTTCTTCTACGGCATATAATCGCTCACTCTCAGACGATTCTCCGCGAATGATTCTTCCTAAAGCTTCGGCCATCGTATCCGTGAGCACAAATTCGTCAGACACGCCTTCTTCTTCAGTAGAGTCAACGTCGACCTTAACAGAGCCGTCAGCAGCAACGCTGACGTGCGTATGCCGGGCTTCTGATTCTGAGCCGGCTTCCTCGGATGCTGTGTCGACTTCGTCCTCTTGTGGCAGATCCACGATTACAGAAGGAGCAAACTCGTCTTCAGGGGCCGCCAAGTCTTCTTCAGCGAATTCGTCTAACTGCTCGCCCAAAATGCGCCTGTTGACCAGGTCTCGGATTTGCGGCATTACTGCTTCAACAACACGATTTTTTGCCGTCTCTTCGGCTAACTCTCTTAGCTTTCGAGCGTCAGCAACTGCCTCTTCATAAAGTGTTTTGCTCATATATCACCTATTATGACCTTTTAGTAAGTATCATCTCTAAAGAGGAAACACTCGCCCAAAGGCGGTCTTTGTAACCGTGCTAGATCTAAAAGATCGTAAAACTCTCCATCGTCGTCACCATCTTCATATTCATCTTCGGCTTGTGCAGCGCTCTGAGGGGGGCTCCCGGCCCAACCTTGAGTTGTTCCCGTACGTTTAAACGGCCGCTCATCAAAAGCTTTAGAAGAACTAAATCCTCCTATCGCTGGGCCGTCGGGGCTCGGAGTGTACAATCTGGGAATCGGGGCAAGCCCGCGTCCGACGCCGATAATCTCAGCCAATACATCTTCAGGCCTTTCGAAACACGCTGCTAACTGCGTCGAGGCGCCGGCGTAATATAGGCGATTCGCTTTTTTGTAAGCCCAGGGATCGAACTTTCGAAATAATGGCACTTTAGATATTACGGCCTGCTGGCTTTCAGGATTCGGATCCTCTTCTTCGTCTTCGGCTACTTCCTGTTCTAACTGATCTGGTGCTCGGAACGGAAAGGTGGCACCTAGCTTCCACGGCCCACGAAATCTCTGATCCAGCTGGCCATAACCTAAGCCTAGACGATCATCTCCATGCGCAGGAATGATTGGGCCGATGTTCTTGTTTATTTGAGTATTAGGCCACATGCAATAGAACTATGGCTTAGGCAGTTGTACAGCTTCACCACCTGCTATGACCTCAGGTGCGCCTCCGGTTACGGTCGGAACGTTAGCATCCAGTTGCGATTCCACAATATTATTGTAGATAGCTGCTTGACCTGCTAATGGATTTGCTAAGTTATTACCTACGCCAGGCGTTAGAGACGGAGTCCCAACGACAACATCCTTCACGTTCGTCTCCGGAGCACCAATTGGGGGTGGATTCAAGTTGGGCATGTAATAACTAGCTAAAACGTTGCCGGCAGAATCGCTACCAGGATCGCCACTTATATCCGGAGCACCAAGGAAGGATAGATCGGCTGAGGAAGGCGAATCGATCGTGGGTATCGGCGTAGGAAATCCCCAATATCCTGCAGCCTTTGCAATATCACTGCTATTCACAGAATTAGTCATGAGCTTGAATTTATATGTACTTACTATAGAGGCATCATAATCTGCCTTTGAACCCATCATCGGAGAAGCGGGAAAAGATGCAATCAGGCTAGCTTCATCAGATCGCGCAAGCTGCGCAGTATCAGCTTCTGGTCCGCCACCAGATCGTAAGGCGGCTGAGGAGCGCATGCTGCGATCTGCAGTAGTGGTCACATGCGTCATGTGAGCCCCTTTTTGGATAACAGCCATCTATCTTATTCTTGAGAAGACTTGCCCATGATGTAGTCGCCGAGTTTTTGGCCAGATATCTTCTCAGAAGATTCCTTGGGCTGCAACGCGTGGCCTACTCCCGATCCCCATTGGTCATTCGGATTCTCGCCGAATCCTTCAGGTGCTTCTGCCTGATCGGAAGCGAGAACGCTTCCTTCTCCTGGCGATGTCGGGTTGGGTACGTATGGAGTAGCCGGGAGGCCGCCGCCGCCGGTCTTGACTTCTTCTAAGTTAGGAGCATCCACGAATGCAGTATCAAAAGTCCCGAAAGTATGACCGCCATCGTTAATGACTGCATCCAACACGTCATCTTGGTACAGCGCACGAAGTTCTGCATCCGATACTTGGCCGGCGTAGATGGGGCTGCTACCGTAAATACCCTGCAAGCGTGCAGTAGAGGATCTTCCTTTTGCATACTCAGTGGGAGTTATTTCCACCATGTTCTGTGTGTGAGTAGGCATTTCTATATCCTCTTAGTGATGCGCTTACGAAGCTGATCCTTGGTCTTTCTAACTTCTCGTAATCTACGAGCCAAGCGAGCTTCTTTGATTTTAAGTGCTTTAACAAAATCAATGTCTTTCTCTAACGAATCAGCCAAGTCTCCGGCATCAACTTCCGGAGCTGCCTTAGCCACCTTTTCTACATCTGACTGCCCGGTCTCTAGAACCTCGGTTCTAAGCTTGCGAGCCTCGTCAACGATCATCTTTTTTAGTACTGCTGGGGTTATCCTTCTTACTCGTCGCGACATGTTACCCTCCTGTCATATTATTATTTATGTCACTGCCCGCGCAAACGAACTAGATTGCTTACTCATTAAAAGCTAATTTAGACCAATTATCGCTAGTACCCGAAAATATATTATCTAAGTCGATTCCAGCAGCCGAACCGCCTACGGCGGGAGCAGCCATAGAGTGGCCTGCAGCGGAAGGAGATGCTTCATTCGCAATCTGTTCCTGAAGTGTAGTCCTTGCAGTGTCTTGCAAAATACTTTGCATGATGGGATCGTCAGTAACGTGTGCCACTGTAGTGTCTACCGTGGTCTCAAACTTTTTACGATGTTCCACCAAACGCCTCTCTTCGGCGCGGTGCCTCTTTTTAGCTTGTTTTTTGTTGTTTAGTGCAATAGAATTTTCGTTAAGGCCTTCGGCCAATATCTCTACTAGACACTCTTTTACCACGGCCTTGAGTTGGGATTTGCTAATTTTTGCCATTATCCTATGCCTTCAAAGCCTTCAGAGCCAGTCAGCTTAAGAAATTGATTTTTCGGAATAGCAGTATACCCGGCTATCACTGAGCAAGCGCTGGTCCCTGCATCGGCTCGTACAAACAACCTGTCTACCTTCAAAGGCATGACCCCAGAATCCCTATCTCCAGCTGCATCAGCTAATAAAAAATAATTGGAATTTACAGCAGGGTTAGCGTTAACACCGTTTGCTGTGAATCCCACTCTGATGTCTGCGCCACCGTCATTTATTACTCGAACCCACCTAGTCACATACGGAAAGTTAAATTGCATTGGGGCAGTCGTGAGGGCTACCGAGCCGGTTACGTGCGGCAACGGCGAGCCCACATATGCATCTGCGTCGTTGTGGTTAGATGATACCCATTGTCCCATTAGTTGTCCTCCCAAGCCAAAACATCATTGATGAGTCTATCGATGCGATCAGTTTTGTTAAAGTGTCTGCGCAGATCTTCGTTAGTAAACTCTTTCCCCTCAGTCATCATGAAAGCACCAGGAGTGGAAGGCTCGGATACAAAGTCCCAACAGATCAATTGAAAATCATCTTGAACCACATCGTGGTCCCCGTCGCGGCTCGTGCTTCCGACTCCCCTAGAGGAAATCCCTAGAGTCACCCCTGACTCCACCAAGCTTTGCAATATTTTACCGGCCGGCGTGTCTAACAATTCAACAATACCATAGCACACCCCTTCGTTCATATATGCTTCGCGCACTATGTGAGACGCATTCTTGAGTTCCACCACGGAAGAATCGGGATGATCTAACTCTCCGAGAGCTCTATTCTCTTGAATAAACTTTTGGTAGTTACGAACTTCCCTCTCTAGAATTGGACCAGGGTATATTCTGCCGTTTTGATTGAGCGTATCAGCCTTCTGCAAGATGCCGTTCATCAATACTTTGCCGCCGTTTTGCTCTCTGGATTCGTTAATCATTTCGGGCGTGTACTCGAACGCGAGCCATTCAGTCAAAAGCTTTCTTTTATTCATCATCACCCTCCAGTTCTTTGATTAGAGCTGAAATCACCATTGCCCTAGAAATACATTCACCAGTAGAGCTAGACTCCATGGACATCACCTTTTTCTCTAGTTGATCTCTTTTTTCTAGCAGGATACTGTTATCACAACTTTGGTAGAAGCTGGTCAGGGCGCGCAAGGCACGGTGCTTTATAGACTCAATTTGCCGATTCAACTCAGCCTCGTCGCCGCGCAAACAATTCTCTATCATCGATTGCTGCTCTTCGTTTAAAAATACCTTATATCTTTTATTGAATTTTTCCGTCATGATCTTTAGCGTCAGTGGATTAGCATTCGACCTGCACTTAAGCGTAGGCTCTTCTACCTCCCTAACGAGCCAATCTTCTAGAACTCTTTCATAACTAACGATCTCGTGAGGAGATAGTTTTTGTGCACCACGCCACTCGTTTAAAAGAGCTTGGACAGTTGCAAATATCTTGTATTTCTCAATCTTTCGGGCGTAAAAATTCTCTTCATCCAGTTTGTGATTGATCTCTTTGATCAAACCAGATTTTTCAACTCGTAACTTATTTGCATCATGATTTTTGCTAGCAGTTTTACTTTCAGTGATGATTTGCCTGGCTAAAGTCCTATCGGGCACCTTGGTGTGCACCAAGGCATTAAACAGCCTGTATTCACGATATAATTCTGCGTCTTCTCTAAAGTGGTGCTGTAAAATTAAAATTGCTTGCTCGGCCCTTTTTTTGTTACCTCGGACGATATTTTCGCTAATGTGTCTTACTAGCTGTTCGTGTAACAGACCGACGTTGCGTTTTTTGTTATGCTTCGCCATTTTGGTCTTCGCTCCCTAAATCTGATTCTTCGCCAGACTCAGAAAGTAGAGTCTGCTTAGATATACCTATCTTGCTCGTCATGCGTCCAAGCGTTTTAACTAGGTCGACTGTCAACCTGGGAGGCGTTGAAGCTGACTCCTGCGCCTCTTTAAACGGAGACTTCATATAATCGTCATCAAAAGGCTTGTTGAGACTGTCTTGGCCGCGGCCCGCACGGCCGACCATGGTCATCTTTGCAAAATCAGGAGTGTGAGTACTAGCCGGTCCGTGGCGAGAGACCCTCCTCTTTGTAACTGGCTCGCCAAATGCGTTCATGATAGCATTCTGTGCCTTAATAGGAGCGTCGTCATCGTCAATTGATAGATTTAAAACGAAGTCCTCTTCTTCTTCGAACTCATCAACGAGGCCTTCCTCAGAGGATGGTAGCGCAGTCAGCAGCTCTCCCCGCGGATTGTCTGCAGCGAAGAGGCCGCCGCCCTCTTCTTCTCCGGGCGGAGCACCCATCTCCCCGCCAGCTTCAGCACCACCAGGAACTTCAGTACTCTCGATTTCGGCATCATCTATCTTATCTTGAATGCGCCCCTTGAAAACATCTTTGATTTCTTCGTTCGTCAAGCCCAGAACATTTTTTTGTATCCACCCTCTATTAACAGTGCCTTCGGGAGCGGTACCCGCAATTTCGAACCTAGTGCGGATAAGCTCGAGTTTTTGTTGTTGTGCAATGGTAGAAGGATTCGATAATCGTAATTCGAAATCTGCTAGTTCTTCGCCTTCGTACCCATGGCAATATAGGTGGATCATGGCAACCTTATTCAACTCTGAAATAACAGTTTTTTGGATCCTTTGAATCGTTCTAGAGAACCTAATGTCTTCCTGTGCTAACGTCGCCTTAGCTCCAACATCCTCGTCATACCCCAGATAAGCCCTAGGGATCTTCAACGCAGCAAACAGCTTCTTTTGGATATACTCGACGTCCTCAATTGCCGCTGTATTTTGGCCGCCGGCCAAGGTATCAATCTTCGTGCCGGATTCGCCGCCTCGCACTGGGAGGAAGTAATCCTCATCAACACTCAACGGATTGTATCGCAAGTCGACTTTTCCGTTGTCTCTGTCTACGACTTGATTCCTTTTCAACGAAGATTGAGCTTGCTCAAGATAGTTAGCAACGTCCTCGGGTGGCACATTGCCAACATCGATATAAAAGACTCGACGCTCAGGTGCTCTGATCACCCTGTATACTAACATGGCATCCTCTATGAGGATCAGCTGGCGCCAAATCCTTCTGGCTGCTTCCAGGACAGAATTACCATATGGTAAAAAAGCATCGTTGCCTAGGAGCCTAAAGTGTGACACTTGCCAGTTTTCTAAAAGTTGATTCCCTTGAGTTACCCACCGAAACCTCACCGCCATCGGATCATCAGGATCGAAACCCTCTTCTCGTTCTATCTCACTGATTGGAACAGGGTAGACTGCAACGACTCCATACTCCGGAGACACGTCGTTGAAAAGAAAAAAATCTCCGTATTTACAGAGGTTTCGAACCCACATTACTAGATTAAATTCTACGTTTAATACGTCTTGAAACAAGTGCTCTAAGTGTTCTTGGATCTTTCTATTCTCTGAGTAGATGTGTAGTACTCCGCCGTGTTCATCAGAAGAAACGGTTTCTTCAGCATAGATGTCTAGGGCTGCAGCAATCTCTGGGGTGGTCTCCATCTCGCTAAAATCGCTGTAGCGAGACATTCTATCATAAGATCCGTAAGCGCTAAGAGTATTGCTATACACATCGCTATGAGCTCTCTTGAAAACCTCAAGAGCGGAAGATGCTGCAGGCTGCTGGTAATTTTTGACGCGTCGTTTAACAACAGGCCCGGACCTAAAAAGGCGGGTCAGCCGATTGAAAAGACTAGGTTGGCTTGGCATCTTATCCTCATTGCTGTGTGGTCATATAGTATTTATGAATTTTATCCTATAAAACCCAGCTGTAATCTATTTCATCACTGGATCCAGAGAGTGGCATATTCGACATTTCGTACGGCCTAAACGGATTAAAAGCCATCTTACTCCACGGGTTTGATAATTTTTCGAAATCTCTCTTGTTCATGGCGAACCCTGCTAGCATCACGTTGTTTAAATCGTGCGATTGAGAACTGTGCGTAAGACTGGAATCAAACAACCATACTCCAATAGCGGCCGATATTACCAAATCATCGTTTTTACCTTTTTGAGCTTGAGCCTTGGTTCCTTTCCATATAAAAGTTTTGAGCTCATTATAAAAGCGGTGGGAGTAGAATCTTACAGCCCCTGTCCTTATAACCTCTTCTAATTTTGTTAGTACCTGACCTCGGGTCTGGGAGTTGGTTTGGAATCCGATTTTTGATACATCTTGAGGGCCAGTACCGTAAAGCGCGGCGAATCTATCTTTTTCGTTCTTGAAATATAGGTTGGGATATCCTAATTCCACCAGCTTCATGATTGTAGCATAACCGTAGGTGTTGTTTTCAGGACACACGAGTGCATTTCCATACCTTTTCCCAGCTTCTGCCAAAAGAACCGCAAAATGATCGGGCGGAAGCTTACCTTTGTATTCGACGACCTGCTCGGAGGTAGCTGTGTCGAATACATGAAACGCAGAATAGTCTGCCGCGTCCCCTCGCGATACGTCGGCCGAGATGACATATTTGTGCTCAGAAAGCGGATACTTCCACACCCATACTCCCATCTCGGGGCCCCACCTTTCTAGCGGCGTTTGAGTTTGCATTGCAATTTTTTCTAAATCAGGAGGAGACAAAAACGTGTCTCCAGAAGCAGCGAAGTCACACATCAACTCTTGAGCGATCTGTTTTCTGCTCATATTTTTGGTCTCAAGCTCAAACCACTCCGCATCTCTCTCAGGGTGCACATCCCATAATAGTTTAATGAAATTGAATTCATTTTCCCCATTTTCAGCGCCCATACACAGTTCGTGATACTTGTCACCGACGCCATTAGGCGTTGATAAAACTATAGCTCGGCCACCGGTAGAAAGCGTAGAATACAACCCCATCCATAACTCATCAAAATTTCTAATAAACGCAGCCTCGTCAACTATCAGCAAAGATAGCGCCTCAGAACGTCCAGCATCGTCCGAAGTAGGGACAGCTTTAATGGTGGATCCATTGCTGAATTCCACTCCTTGTTTATTGGCAGAAGTTATCTCAGGAATCGTCAACCATGGCGGCATGCTCTTGATTGCAGTTTTTACTTTTTTAATAAAGTTTTGTGCCACAGCCAATTTGGTTGCAATGACTAGGATGTTTTTGTCTCTATAGAAACAGGCTAACCAAACCGCATAACAAGCAGTCAACGTGGATATTCCTAACTGCCTTGATTTGAGAATTATATTAAATCTATGTTCAACAAAATCTTTAAAACAGTCGTCTTGAAAGGCGTATGTATCGAAAGGGATTAGCCCCCGTGTAGGATGCTGTATTTGAACGTATTTATTGACAAAGTAAACAGGATCTTTACCACACTTGATTATTTCTTTGATCTGCTTTTGTTTACTTATTTTTGCCACAATCGTTACTGAACTTTGAATACGTGGTTGTAACGATAGTAAGCTACCTTCCTAGGTCCAACTGGCATTATTATTTCTAAGTTGTCTTGGCCACCTAGGTCCTCTAGCTGCAGAGTCGCCCCTAAGGACTCCCGGTACTCGTTCTTCAGCTTTCCGATCTTTGCATCGATCAGTTGAATGGCTTGATCATTTGCGGCGTTAACCTGCGGCGCCAACGTAGATTGTTCTGCAAAGTGAACCACGGTCGTAAACTTGAGTGTTAGTTGATCCTGATCCATCGCATACTTGATAGAAAATGTGCCATCCGGGCTGGATTCACGTCCCCACGAATTTTCTAATACCTGTCCAATCTCTCGTACTGTCTCTAGATTCATCATAAACCTCCACAGATAATTATCATGCTTATACCGACCTTGCTTGTTCTACGTTAGGCCGCCACCCTTTTTCCCATTTAACATAGTTGGTATATTTGAAGCTAGACACGCAGCTAGTACACGCGGTATGAGTGTTGACGGATTTTACGTCTTCTAAGTCACGCAAAACAAATTTACACACACCACATACATAAGGCTGTTTATCTCCTAAAAAAATTACTTTTGACTTAACTAAATACGACATGCGAGTCAATGCCTTTACGCTCTATCTCCAAAATGTTGTCAACGTTATCCTTGATGGCATCTACATGCGAAATGATAAGTATGGTTTTAAACCATTTTTTTAGTGCCTCCAAGAACCTGCCACAGGCTTCAACGTTAACTCCATCTAACGTTCCGAACCCCTCATCAATAATCAATATATCAGATTTAGGCAAAGAAGAAACGTTTATGAGAGCCACTCGAATCGCAAGGGCAGACATCATTTTCTCCATTCCGCTACAGCATTCTATGATACGCCTAGAGTCTCCGTAGTTGATGTAAATCGACATTTCGTTCGAGCCTTCGTCGGATTCTAATTCAACCGTAAACCCCGTAACCCCTTGGAGAACGCTCGATATCTCCTTATTGATATCCGGAAGCCTAGATCTGATCACTTCTAGCGGGATCCCGTTCTTAGAAGTCGCCTGTAAAAACAACTCAAAAACTTTCCACTGTTCGATCAAGCTCTTGAACTGCTCCTTATCACTTCTGAGCTTGGCAATATCCGAATTTAAGAGGCCTATTGACTCCGAGAGAGCTGCGTGTTTCGTCTCGGACGTACTAGCTCTTTTTTTAAGAGTGCTCAGCTTGTGCCTTAGTTGTTTTATCTGCATAGCAGCATCGTCAGTGGATAAATTAGCTTTCATCTCGTCCAAAGTTGCATCTTCAGCATCCAGTGTTTCTTTGGCATTCTTTAAGCTAGCCTGTTCTGTGCTTATTTTCAATGCTAGTTGGCTCTTTTCGATTTCAACATCATTGTGCTTAGCAATTAACTCGCCATAGCGATCCAATTTTGCTTCGAGGCCTTGATCGAGAAGCTTCTTAAGATACTTTCGCGTCTCCTTGAGATCATCTTTTAGCTCTTCTATCTTAGTATTTTGCGCGCTCAGCTTCTTGTTGGCTTTTTGAGCGCTGAGGATGTACTGGCACCCTGGAAAGGAATCTCCGCAGGGGACATCAGTCAATCTTTCTACTTGCTTCTTAAAATTCTTAAATCTCTGGTTTTCTTTTTCGACATTGTGCTTTATGGATGACAAGGCAGTTTCTAGCTGCTGCTGTTCTCCCAGCGAAGATTTTAGATTATCGACAGGAAACTCAGCTTTAAAAGCAGACAACTTATCAGACTTTTCTTTTAGTTCTGCGCCCTCCTGTAAAAGCTGCTGCACCCTGACTTCTCTTCGAGTTATCTCTGCCTTTAAATTGATCACCACCTGTTCTTGCTCGTCGACGTCTTGTTGAGTCACTAGATTGCCGTCCGATCGTGTGGCCAGCATCAGTTCTAGCTCTCTTGCTTTACGACGAACTTGCTCCAACCGCTCCCATAGAAGCTCGCGCTCAGCCTCTCGAGCAGCCAATTTACTTTTAAAATCCACGATGGCAACATCAAAGTCGCGATCTGGAACGCTTTTTAGCAATTGTTTAACACCAGCAGACTCCTCCTTAGCGGCCTCGTGAAGCCTCTCAAAAACGTCTAGCTCTAAAAATTTGGACAAAACGGTTTTTCGAGATGAAGCTTTTTGCTTTAAGAAATTGTTCATCTCTCCTTGAGCAGCTAAAGACGTCAGAAGAAAGTCCTCAGGAGTCCCTACTATCTTCTTTAGCGTCTTCTCAGTTTCCCGTCGTTGATCCCCGCACAGGTCCTTAAGAACGTTTAAATTCTCATCAACTTCTAAAAGATTAAGGTGAGTTGCAGCGCTAAGTTTACCAGAACGGGCTTGTTTTTTGACCGTTTGACGTTCAACTAAATAATTTTTTCCTGATTTGCTAATAAGAGCTTTGGTTTTGCAGTGCCCTTTTCTAGTATTTATTATGTGTAGATTCGATATCGGGCCTCGATCTGTGGTGTTGAACAAGTTGTACATTAGTGTGCCGCAGATGGAAGATTTCCCTATTCTGTTTTTACCAAAAATCCCAACGATCCCTTCAGCGGCATCGAAATTCACCTCGTTACCTTTACCAAAACCAAACGTGTTATCGAACTCCAGTGATCTTATGGACCACCTGCATGCAGGAGAAGAGTCAGCCTTGACGGCAGATTTCCACAGGCGATGAACCAGTTCATCCAGCCTGGAATTCATCCTATCACTCAATCCAGCCTTGCTAAAACGACCTAGGATCATTTGAGAAACAAACTTCGGATCCCTCAAATTAAGCTGCTTGATCGTGTGGCCGTCCTCCAGCTGAGTATCGGCCTTGGAGGACTCGTGTTTCATCACGATCTCGGCAGCGTTTTTAAATTCCTTGAGAGATGCATAAAGCTGTTTTATCTCTCCTTGGTTAATTGGAATAGAAGTCTTTATCCTAAACCGTGCATGATCTGGGTACATGTCAGCCGCATCCAGCGTCTCTGAGACAGTTCCCATCCAGTCGACAGTTACAAAAGGCCTATCGTGTGGCACTTCTACGTGGTAGGAACGATAATGATCGCTAGAATCTATCTCCCAAATCACGAATCCTTTCCCAGGGAGTTCTCCAAAATTCTGTTGTATGGTGGAACCACAGTACGCTATCCTGTTCTCTTCATCCAGGTATTGGTGCTTGTGAATATCTCCCAAAAAAACAAAGTCATACCCTTGAAACATGCTAGCATCTACTTCGCCATCTAGTTCCCAATCGATGTCTGTTTTGCTGCCTCTAACGGCTCCATGAAAGAGAGCAATGTTTATTTTTCCATCAGTAGGCCCCAAGTCTCCCCAGGAAGCTTCGTCAAAACAAGAAAAATTACTAATTTCGACCTCGTCATTAAACGCAACCTTCTCAGTCATTTTTATCAGATGCAAGTTGGGCAAGTCAAGAGCTCGTACGATGGGGCTGATTGCATCCTCTCGATCTTTATTTAAAATCAGGCCGTCGTGATTCCCTAAAGTGATATAAGTTGGTGCTATATCATTCATCTCTCGCAGCCACCAGCAAATAGCATTTATCAGTTCAGGAGAAATCCCTTGGGTCTTAGAGTGAACGATGTCTCCTACGACGAAAATTGCATCGACATCTACTTTTCGTAGATCATCAAAAGCGTTTTTAAAAGCCCTACGGTATTCATCGTGACGGCTTAAGCCGCGCCAATGCACGTCAGCAAAGTGAGCAAATTTATATTTCATTGTTATCTCATAGCAGAGAGCCTGATTTTATCTCATTTATCTTATGTGTTATCCTCATTATGTCAGTATAAGGAACCGCACTAGATAAGACTCTCGATGCTTCCTCTTTCGTCAAATCCCCTAAATCCTTGTTTGTTGGCGCAAAAGCAATTCTGACCGAACAACCAGACGAAACTAGCAGATCGGCTAATTTGTGTGCTTTTTGTTTCATATCAGGATCTAGGGATACAACACACGGTGTCTGGTGCCTCATTAGCTTCTTAAGCAGCTCAGATCGAGTAGACAAACTCGAGCCTAGAATAGGAATTGTATTTTCTGAGCATTTAATGGCGTCGAATACGCCTTCAACTAGTGTTACTTCGTTTTCCCAATCTATGTCTATTTCATTAAAGATGACTCCCACTTTGGGAGTATGGGCGTTCAAGTATTTTATTTTTGCAGTTTCATCGATGCTTCTGGCGATGAAATAGTTGGGGTTGCCATCACAATCGAACGATGGGACGATGATGCGTCGTCTGAATTTTCCGCTAGTACATGAAAGCATGCGCCAGCGTAACATGTCTTTGCGGTTTATTCCACGCTTAGTAAGGTAATTGATTGCAGCCTTCACATCCGGGTCTAACCTTTTACGATTGACGCCGAGAAGCACAGCACCCTTAGGTAGAACCACTTCTGGCTTCTGTTCTGGCTCCTTATCAATTTTTTTTAACCTAAACCTCTGGGCGTAGTCTACTAGGTCAGGCCGAAAGCTGCCGACGAGCGCGGCCACATTCGAGCCCTTCATTCCGCAGATCCAACATTGATACCTTCCGTCGTCTAGACGGACGATCAACTTTTTTTTCCCAGAATTATTGGCAGTACACGACGGGCACTTGATGGCATAGTTTATGCCATCTCTAGACATTTGGCCTGTGCCGAATGCTTTATTCAGTAATCTTTTTACGTTCTGATCAACGCTCACGTTCAAAATTTACAATGCAATGAATCATTGTTCAAGTTTGATGGCTGCTAAGCAGACCACAGCTGCATCCGCTATGTCAAAACATTCAGGTGCATCAATCGTTTTACCCTTACGAGGGCCGGATTTCATAGTTTTAGTGGGCCAAAAAAAGCCTTGAAATTCTGAGCGGGTTTTGACACAGTTTAGAACCTGTTCCTTAATGGACAGGTCGCTTTTTCTGTCTATCTTTACTCCAGCCAATGAGCGGGCGTTATTGACATTTACCATAGTCACTGGTGCTCTTATCACGTCCTCAGCCAAAAAAGAAACAACTCCGTTAAATCTGGCCAGAGTTGATAGAGTCTTAGCAGATGAAAGTCCGCGTCGAAAAGCTTGTAGATTTTCTTCTACTACTATCTTGTCGATGTCGAACTGATCTTTTAAATCATTGAAAATACAGCGAACCGCTGTCGCCTTGGAGTAAGGGTCTTTTATTTGAGAAGTTACTATAGCATCAGCTAATAACAGCCTATCTTTTGCAGACGCTGTAGAATCTAAAAGACAGTAACCGGTAATGGCCGTGGATACATCTAACCCTAATACTATCATTAAAAATCCATCCTCAAACGAATCGTTACCCTGTCTGTTTCCCTCTTTATGATGGGCTGGGCTAGGTTGGCCCGGCCAATGACATTAAGATTGTTATCGTGAAGAGTAATCCCTGTCAGGTAAGTAAATTTATCTGCAGTCTCATTATTGTAATCCGTGGGGGCGAGCTCTCGATAGGTAGGATTGCTAGAAGAGTTGAAAAGTGATGTGGTGGCCGGAATTAGCATTTCTAATGTATATACCGATTTCTGGCCTTCGAAGGTGATCCTAAAGGAGTCTTGGCCAAAGAAAGGCATGTTTGGCGACTTGATCACAATGATCCCCTCTTCGTAAATCACGTTACCCACAGAGGCCCAGGTTGCATGCTTCGTATCACAGTCGGCTCTATATAGATTGCCTCTCTTATCATCTTTGAGCTTGAAGGTCATCCGATCTGCAGAACCCGATACCTTCAAATCTTCCACTACTAGCGTGCCCGGCTCTATTCTGTCGCCGTAGAACATGTTGGAGACGTCAAAAAACACCACTTCATTCGAACTCGGATCGTGAGTCCTCTGTAAAACGCAAAGTATGTTACCTGGCGAGACGCCAGGGTCTTCAGGGGTTGCCCCCTCTAGAGACGCTAATAAAGAGCCATCCTCGTTTCTAGTAGCAGACACAGTTCCTGGCACTAGATTACTCATCGAAACCATGTTCCTGAGGTTGATCCAGCTGTAGTTCTTCTGCCCAAAATCATCGACGAATCTGTCATCATAAGATCCGCTGTAAGATGCAGTTGATGAAGTACCAGATGCCGCGTTGGTGATCCCTTGGCCTGGAATTGTCTTTAACAGATCAAAATTAGGAAAGAATTTTCCGTTATCACACGGCACCACTGTGAGGTTTCTTTTTCTCGTCGATCCGGATTCATACAACAGATAATTGGCAGTTTGCGGAACATTGACTTGTGTATCTATCCTAGAGGCTGTCAAATCTAGAAGCCTGGGAAATTGGTTTGTAACGAAGTCTTTGGTAAAATTCTCTAAGTTGATGCTCATGGCACCGATACCGAAAGACAACGCAACGTTAAATGGATCCTCTGTCGAACCCTTCGCATCAAAAAATGGCGTCTGTAGTATTAACCGCTTCCTAGTGTCTTTAGTAAAGAATGGAGGCAAATAAAACAGCAGATCACTCGTCAGAGACGAGCCTTTAGTCGAATTGGTTTGGATTCTGGTCATCAATTTATACGAATTAAAGATCTTTACATCGTGTATTTCTGCATTCAACGGATGCGCAAACGTAAAATTCATGGGATCGGTGCTAGGATAGTTATCGCTGAAATTCAAGACCCCTTCGTCACGACTGGCCGCCGGATTAAAAAATAACGCAATCGCATTTAAACCCGAGTTGGAACCTTCGTAAAAATTGCCGACAAAAAGTGCATCAGGGTCCAAAGTGTCTGGCGCTGTCGCACTCACTTGCATACAGCTGGAAGAGTTTATGACAAAAGAATTATCAGAAACTCCATCTATGACAAAAGAGCCGGTGCCGTTGTTGACAGACGGCCCACCCCAACGGGCCACAACGTGATGCCAGCGATTTCGTCGCAAAGAATTATCCGAGGAAGCGAAAAGATAACCGGCATCCGCTCCCACTTGTGACGTCGTAACAGAGTTTCCAACAACTGAGCACAAACTGGGCGGAATGTCGGCACTTGCACTCAGTTGAAGCAGTATCCGATAGCCGTCCTTTTTTCCGTCGATGCCCATCGAACTTCCAGTGATCAGGCTCAGAGCGTAGCACGACGACATGTGCAGTATAGTGCCTGCCTTGAATTCTCCACCTGGGTTCACAGAACTGTACCTAGGATTGATGTAAAAATCAAATGTGAATGCATTTGCGGCGCCGAGTGGGTTGAAGTTTTCGTTAGCCACTGTTCCTGTGCCGGCCGGATATATCAAGACCGAAGAAGCCGGTAAGTTGCCGCCCGTGACGAAGTTTAGACAGTTGTAATTGTGATAAGCCCATTGAGCCGTCGGATATTGGTTCCTATAGTAAGGAAATAAGCTGTTTTTGACGACTCCCTTTCTGAAGAAATTCTCCTCTAGCGTGACACCAGGAGTGAACCTTAGGATCTCTTGCCGCTTCGAAGATCTAACGGGCACAGATGCACTGCCCACTAGATTCAAGTAATTCGAGATGGAACTTTCTACGTTCGTCAAAGACGAAGCTGTCATGACGGTCGCGTTACGAATCAGATCTATTTGATCTTCGTTAGCTATCCTTCCGGCAGCACCAAAGGTGGGTTCTAAATCCTTGATGGATGGGCCGGAATCAGCAAACAGAGCAACCGAACCAGTGATCCCAGAAGAAGAAGAAGAGAATGTCCTCGCCGGATTTGCTAAGAGCTCTATCGACTCAAAGTTATCAGCTGTCAGCCTAATGATGGCCATTTGGATGGCCTCGCTTTAGAAGTCCAACCGTATTCTGAACGTTATGTCCTTCTCGTCGTTTTTCTCTATCGGCCTGGACATTTTTGCGACGGCTAACAAGTTTCCAAATTCATCGTGCAACCCCACAGTGGTCGGAAAAGTGAACGATCGCTGGACGTCTTCTTGGCCTTGATCGATCACTTGAATTCGACCGTTATTATCGGTATAAGTAGGATTCGTAGAATAATTGAACTCATCAGCGGTCGCTCTACAGAAGATCAGAGTCGAATTGATGTTAGTGATGTTTTGGAAGGTCGCGGCCGTCAAAGAACCAGATTGGAACCTGGTGGCTGCAATGTGGTCCACGAGGTCGTCGATCGAGGCTGATACTATTAGATCTGGGATAAACACAGCGCTATAGTTTCCACCATTCTCACCTCCGATGACCATCTTGCCAGTCGGGACCCGGCCAGCAGTTGCCATGGCATCGATGACGCCACTGACGTGCTGATCTGCAGCGAAGATCTTCTTCATGTCCCAAACGATGGTGCCCTGATCATAGAATATCAGACCGACCGTCAATGCCGTGTTTGCTGCATTGACGATGTTGCCAACTCCACCGCCGAACGTGCTCCTCACGTTTTCACTCGATCCGATGTCGCTGTATACAGTGGCTCCGGTGACCGACGTGACGCTCAGATTGGGCCCATAATAAACTGGCGGCCGGCCCGATGGGCCAAGCGCGCCGCCTGGGCTAGCTGGTGCGCGTGAAGCACTGGCGTATATTCTGCATGCAAAAGTCTCTCGCTTGAGGCGGTCGCGGGCGAAGAGCCGTTTAAACGTCATGAACAAAGCTTCGTCGATCTGATTACTGACGCTTCCACTGGCTACTGACGTGCTGTAGTATGGGCTGGTGGCAGTGCTGCCAAACGGAGCGAAAAATGCAGCCCCTGCATCGCCCAACAGGTTAGCCGCAAACTGCTTGTAGATGTCGACCTTCTCTCTCATCATCAGAGATTGCGACGGGAAAAGAAGCTTATCTGCCGAATCCTTCTGATTGTTGCCGGCAGCCACTACTAGCGAGCTTGATACGTAGCAGCCGACAGTCAGATCGAACAGCGGATTGGCCGTCTGCAGAGAGAAGTCTTGGTCGTATACAGTTTGGAACAAGGAGCTAGTGACGCCCGGGCCGACGCCACCGGTCACGAACACTTGGTACTTCCGTCTGGTCGCAGACCCGGACACGTCTTCTTGGATGACGTCCACCAGCTGGTTGAGAGTCGACCGGCGGACTCGAATGTCCTCCGGACTCAACCTCTTAAAACTACCACCCGTTAATCTTGCCATCTACTTCCTCTTCTACGTTTTGCTAATGGTAATTGTAAAGTCTTTGCGAATGCCAGACTGGTCCCCGATCACCGAACAGACGTCATGAATGACGTTCGGATTGTTGGAAGCGCCGTATATGCTAAATATCGTATCGTCCAGGCCAGGTTGCACCGTCATGCTGAAGCTTGCCTTGGCAGCATTCGTATTCGGGTCGCGTTCATCTCTAGTGATCGAGTATGTAGCAATGCGAGTCGTTGCCTCTACCGATATCTTGTTTTTACCGACGACGGTCACGAACCGATCTGGTACCAAGACTGTGAACGTAGCATCAGAAACGCCGTCGGGCACCTTGGCCTCGCCAGAGATCTGTTGGTTGACAGACACGGTCTTGGTCTGATTTTGGCCTTGAACGGAGAATGCTAGCGCATCGCTGGCTACATCTTCTCCCAAGGACAAAGACGGCAGCCTGACTATGGTCGGATTAGGTAGCGTCAGCATCCTGTGCTTGACTGCCACTGAACCGAGCGTTTGGGCTTCAAACACAGGAGTGTTCTTCGAAATCTTCTCCTTGCCTACAGCCCGACCGAATTTAGCAATTATCGAATAGTCCACCTCATCATCTGCCAGCGAAAAAAAGGCGATCCTAAAATTGCCCTGATTGTTTGCTAGCATCTTTCTGCCTGTATCGGTCAATACAGCATCAATAATGATGTTATTAGTGGAATGATCAAGAAAACCCATTATTCATCTCCACGGGTGATGCACCGCTTAACTAAAGATCTCACATCACACCTCTGAGTGTAAATATATGCCAGCATTTTTTGCCGTAAATCATACTGGTCACTTTGCTTCTCCCTTATGCGGCTGGCGTGTGTAGCGAGGATCCGTGACATCCATGGTGTTGACACCGCCGGCCGGGTTGGGAGTCGACGCGTCGACCATCCTAGGATGCTTTTGGATGTCGTTAACTCTCAACTCAAGCACGGTCCCTTTTTGCCTATCGGTGTTCAAGAGGTGCAACTTGTAGACCCCATTCGAATTTTGATCCATGACAAGAGGTTGGGTAGCGCCGCCGGCCGAGGAGTACGTGTGAGCATCGGGATCGAAATATGCTTTCACCGAAAACTTCTTGCTAGACTGCATGGAGTCTTGCGTCAGGCTGTCCACAAACGTGTTATCATCTAGCTTGGGATCGACAAAAAAATTCGGATACTGCTTGGGTGCCCCGGCCCTAGAAATACTTTTGAGCTTTAAAACGTTTTTTACCTTGTCAAAAGACACCAAAGACTGGGCGCTCAAACCGGAAGAGAGCCGGTGGGCGTCCACGGCAACTACCGCATAGATCTCACTGGACTCTCTTTTGAAGGCCGGATCATAAAAAATGGTGACAGGCCCCGAGAATGCTTGTCTTTTATCCGGGTTGACCCTCTCGGCATTAGGCGATCTGATTACAGAATCGTCGAAGTCTAGTTCTGCGATGCATGTAAAAGGCTCGTATATGGATTTTCTTTTAAATACTTGGAAGTACTTCACGTCGCGTTGTTTGCCGGTGGGAATCTGCCATCTAATGAACAGGCCGGATCCGTTATCGTAATCAAAATGATAGAACACGCCGTCGGGCGGATTGGGCGCGATCGTCTCAGTGGCCAGCACTATCGCTTGGGGAGTCGGTCGAGAGGCTATGAGCGCTTGAATTTTGTACCAACCAACACCATAAGCAGTCGCAAGAGGGCCCGATGCAATTGGAACTCTTGTCTCTATCAAAGCAACAGTCCGGACCGTGTACTTGTACGTGCTTCCATACAAGACCCGAGTGTCAAGGAAATTGGTATTTTCGGCTCCCTCGATGAAATACTGCGCGTCTTCTCCTCTAGAGCCATCAGCCTTCTTCTCTGATCTCTCTATGACATATCCAACAGTCATCGCCTTAACAGGTCCTGGTTGGTCGACCTCGCCTTCTAGCTTCTCTGCTGATAGCGTGGTCAATCGTGGGTGGTTCGAGCTCTCGCCGGAATCATCAGATGAGTTAGGCAGAAAAGCCAACGCATCTAGATCGGCTTGGCGAAGCAGTTCCGTTTTTGTGGAATTTTCAGCATCGTAATTGCCCCCAAAGATCGGTCTAAGCAGTCTTCTGTCGGCCAGCATGTCGATCATGGTCGTCGATGCTTTTGCAAAGACGGGAGGCGTAAAGACGTCTCCGACTTCGTTGACAAATTGTATGCCAGGAATATCGCTATCGGACAAGACGTTCTCTAGCAGATCAGCATCGATGCTAGGATCTCGTGCAATTATAACATCAGTGACTCCTAGGCCTACTTCAGAATCAACGCCCAAAAAGGATGAAAGCAGTGCCGCCTTCTGTCGTATGCGTGTAGTCAAGAGCGGATCTTGAAGCTTGATATAAGAATCTCTAGGGGTAGTAATGGTCTCTTCCGTCTGTATCATTGTGCTGTTATTAGCTAAGAAATTTGGCGGCAGATCTTTGATGTCATCGTATCCAGCGTGAGTGGCGGAAAACTGTATCTCAACGTATCGTGGAAGAGACGTCTCGAGGGTCTTGTCACTAACCTCCCTCTGGATGTCTTCATTCGGAATGCCCTGAAACGTGGGAGCGCCGGAAGCATTGGTGCGCTCGTCAGGAACAAAAAAATTATAGACGAACCTAACCACCAAAGATTTAGGATCCGGCACATCAAACAGCCCTATGTATCGTGAATCTTTAAAGCTCATCAGTTTTGCCCTGCTCTAAATAATTCAGCAGCTACGTACAGTGAAGGCATAGAAAACCAATCGGTGGGCTCAGCTCTTAAAATTGCATCATGAACTTCCACCCAAGGCAAAGACCTGGGAACCCCATCAAGAGCACGTCGCTCGTTCCATGCGTCGTGGCTGTCAGATGAGCCGTCACTGTCCATAGCGAATTCGTGTAAATCCACGAACACTGCCACCACACGATCAAACGCTAGGCTAGAAAAAACTAGATCGTTCACATTATCGACAAAAAATGGCCTGGTAGAGCATGCGTTGTACAAGAGCGATGCGCGAGCGGGGTCTAACAGCGGAGTAGCCCATGCTTGTGCGCCTGACAGGTACATAGATTGCGGTTGCATCAGTTGGCCGAGCACCGCTCGAGTGGGAAAGCTCAAAGCCGGTCGATCGTCTGCGCTGAGAGTCTCGCGGAAGAAGCGAGGAACGACGTTGGAAGGAAGACCAGCTTGCTTCCCCAACTCTTCTGCTAGCGGCAGCGTGTTTACACTGCGAGTCCCCAACGGCTGCAACTGGACACACTCCTCGCGAAACGCAAAGCCGGTGGTCGCTTGATACATGGCCTTGAGCAAGAATGACTCTAGCTCGTTAACCAACATGCTTCTGGTCCGTGTGGGGTTCCTGCTCCGATCTAGTAATTCTGCTCCGGTCAAGGGTGTTCGGTTGTAGTCTGAGCCAGCGCCTGCCGGTAAGCTAACATCGTACCTGAGCTTATTCAACAAATCATCAAAGTTCTCCGGAGGTTCGGCTAGTTCGAATGCTGCAGACACCGACTCTTCTCTGACGTTAACGTTGACGAAGAACTCCCTCTCAATGGGGTCAAAGCGCAAGCCTGGGGTTGCAGCATCCACCTTATCGATTGTCAATTTTATCGAAGACTCGTGTGCAGCCCACCCTTTATCTAACAACTCTTTCTCTACGGAAGAATTAGGCAGGCCTACGAACATGATTGCAGCCTCTAAAAACTCGCCGTGTCTTTTGTCTAACAGCATCTGGTAAGCCCTGAACATGCTCGGATTCGTCTTGTTGGTGAGATACGTCGAATCCGAAGTGCCCTTCAACAGTTGAGCCCTCTTTTTCGCCCACTTGATTTGCATGTCAGACATGGATCTCAAAAATTCCCGGGTGGATGCTTCGGCTTGCATCTCCCTCAATATGGCTGCATCTTCCGGTTCGTTATCGAGCATCTCTCCTCGGAGCGCGGCCGCCTTTTGGCTCAAAGGCCTAGAGTTCTGTTGCAGGGATTCAACGAAGGTCTTGGCGACCGAAAACAACGCCAAGGGAATGTCATCTTCTAATGCCAGCCGCTGCACTTGGGCGATCAGGGAGCTGGGGCGCCAGGCGGCGGTGCTGGGCGCAGAAAGATCGGCATTGGCCGACAAACCCGTTACCGATGGCACTTTATTTTGGGAGTCGATCAGAGTCGAGAGGTCGTCTCGGTCCGAAGCTGCAGCCAGCTCTTTGAGGAACTTGCGAGCTCGATTGGTGCGATTGTTGCTGCCGTAACCCCCCTTGTGGTACACTCGGTGCTTGGTCGATAAAAAAATAGATACAACATCTGGCCGACTGATCTCCACAACACTCACCGTTTCCCACTCCCCGAAGCGCCGCAGGCCATCTCGAATCGTGACCTCGCGCCGGCGGATCTCAATCCGGCCAGTTCGGTTGTCTGTAAAGTTGACAGCCAAATCCTTCTCAAATTCGCTGAAGTCGAAGTCCCCCTCCGAGGGGCCCTCGCGGGTCGTGGAGGAGCTAACGATTTCGTTCATGGCTTGTCGAGCAGCAGCCTGGACCTCTGCCTCCAAGGCGTCACTGTCGACGTCGAATCCGGTCTTATCCACCGCTAGCGCAGTGTCCACAAAAGTCTGCACGAGATCCACGAAGCAGTTCAGGATCATGGCGATGGTGATGGCCCCGTCCCAACCGCTGAATCTAGTGGTCGCTCCAGGCCGCAAGTAGGTTCCGGACTCATCGTCGGTCTGTGCTAAAGTGGCTGCTTCGGCCTGCAGGTCTTCGAAGATGGCAATGATGATGCCCTCTAAGTTCTTCTTGGCCTGCGGACGAATGTCAGCAAACGTGTTCACGATCTGCTTGCCGGTGCGCAGCTGCTGCTTATAGCCGGTTATAGTGAAGTCCCCACACGATGTGATTATTGCTTGAGCCAAATCCTTTTTGATCCCTTCCACTTTGGGAGTCAAAGAGTTTATGGACTGTGCATCCAGTCCGCTGAACCTCAGCATGGGTGCATCACCGGCCCCCAGGATGGAAGAACCCCTGGTTTCAGCCGAATCGAGTCCTAGAGTAGCAGCCCGGGTCCATATGCCCTCCAGGATGGTCAGCTGAGTGAGCCGTCTCCTTATCGTACTTTGAGAGGTTCCGTCAACAGGAGGGCGATCGCCGATCAGCTTCAACATTGCCATCTCGCCCAAGGCATTCCTCTTGATGTTGTGATCCGCTTCCGTGGTGACGGTCTCTAGGTAAGAAGAAAAATCTTTGAGGATGCGCACGAACAGACCGCGCGGTGTCGTGAGCACCCTTTCGGCATCCCTGCAATAGAGTGTGGTGAGGTACTCTTCTGCGCTACCGAAGCTCACCATGGCTTTGGCCAAAACGGTATCGTATACTCCCATCGTATTGGTGAAAGGACGGCGCTTGATTGAATCCACCCACTCCCTCTTTCCAGTGGTGATGTGCTTGGTAGCGTTGTATCCCTTTAGGTCCTCTAAAACGAACACCCGCCATTGGTCGGAGCCTGCTGCATCGAAGTCCCCATTGGCATCAGCTATTATAATGTTTGTAAGCGCGCGGGGGGGCATCGTTGTATTGGATACCCATTTTACCGCCGAAGCGCCAAACAGGTTCCTCAGAGCATTTCGGCCCACAGTGGGCCCGTAGAGCGCACCGAGCGAAGTGCCGGCTAAGCGTCCCAAGCCGGCAGACAACAAAAACTCCCTAGACAGTTGGCAGCATGCAACCTCCACCCTCTTCATCGGATGAACATCTTGTAATGCGACCATCTTGCTGTGCGGATTCTTGCCAAAGATCCCTTCGTAATTGGGGTCACTCCCGATGCCCATGGAGTTCAAAGACTTTAGTTTGGGGTGCTTCGCTTGGAGCCCTTTTGTTCGACCTTCAGCCGGAGAAGACCAAGGGTGAGAAGTAGTCCTGTTGTTATCGCTTGGCTTTGCAGACCTGCTCTCAGGATTCAACAACATCGACGGACTGATGCCTACGTAAGTTGACCACTCTGCATCAGACAAGGCTTGTATGTACAGCCCGGAGCTGCTTCTATCCAGTAGCGTTTGCAACTTGATGGACGTAAAATCATTCATGGCCCGCTGGTAATCTGCAGCCCCTTCAATACGAATAGCAGAAATAGGATCGAGACCGAACTTTTTAGTGTTTTTTACCCATAACGCCGTCATTTCATCTTGGAGCTTCCACCTAGGATACACATCAGATATCTGTTCGTAGGCCAACTTAAGGCCCTCAACAGCACTTATCATCTTCTCTGCATCCTCTATCTGCTCTGCAACTTGGGCCAAGAGAGCCGCTATGAGATCCGGATTGCCCTCCTCTCCGTTGGCCACAGAATAAAGCCATTCCATAGTATCGTCGTCCAGTTGACTCTCCAGCTTTCTGGCCTGTAACAGTTCCTTGAGGCTAGGAATTGCAGTGTTTTGCAACTTCACTGTGTAAAACGGCACTACGCGATCTGGTTCTATTCTGTATCGGCCTAACGGCGGATCACCCGGGTCATCCGCGGACAGAACCTGGAGGGTGTCAACCAGACTCAACCCAGCTATGATCACATCCGGAGAGTTGTCGTCGACGGTGATCGGCATGTTTCCAGTTGATTGAGCCGCATCGTCCAAAGCTTCAGAGCCAGCGTTCAAAGAAATGACTACATTCTCAGAAACGTTTTTGACAGCCATTTATAGGTCCTCTAAACGACTAGCTAGCCGATCTCTAATATCTGCTCCCGGGGCGCGTTCTCGGGGGGGATTAGGGCCATTATACGTCGGCCGTGATGTTCCCAAGTAGGTACCTCTCAGCATCGGCTCAGGTGTGTAAGACACGTTTCGTATGATGAAAGCCGGGCTCTCTGCCGACAGAGTCATGTCTGTATATATGAGCCTCACGCTGTACTTTAGCGTGCCGGGAGAGCGGCCGAAGCGGTAATCATGATACCAAAACATGGACTGTTCACCGTTGACCGGCACAGCACCGACCACTGCTCTGCCACCGGCATACTCCACAAAAACTACGCACTGATCCACAGTGGTCAGATCGCCTCCTACTTGCCATCGTAAGAGCACCATGTGGTGTGTTACCGAAGACAGCCGGCGACCCACTAAAGACGTCGGTTGTGCTAGCACGCCTTGGAGCGTCAGGCTAGTCGCTAATTCTATCCCCGTATACCCAGCACGCAGATTATCTTGGATTGGGACGCCTTTTATGAGATCCGAAGTAGCAGGCAGCGCGCCGCCCGGGCTGTTTCCAAATTGAGTGGACCATGCACTCATAAATCTCTGAGCCAAAGCCTTCCGATCTCTGATGCCGGGTTGGCTCGGACTGGAGAACTGCGTGTACACATCCATGAGTAGTGCTTGTGGATCCTTCAAGCAGACTTTCACAAAATAAGTGTATCGTTGGCCGGAGAGCGGCGGAGGCAGACCCAATCGGCGCGCCGTTGCTGGGTCATCTACAAAGGTACCGGCCGGCTGTACTTCAAAGGAGACCCTCGCGCCGGTCTTTCTAGACACCCGTTCAACAATGAACACTACCAGTTCAGCAAAATCTGACTTTTGTCTCTCGATCTCCTGAATGAACTCTGCAGAAACGCCGGTGTCCCTCAACAGGTCCAACACAAAGTTCATATCGTCGTTCCTGGGCGTCGAGACGATGTCAAAGCTGATGCTCCACCCCGCGGGGGTCAGTACAGCGTTGATTTCTCCCAGGGAGACGTCCACCGGCAACGTCTTCGATGGTTGGACCCTAACGAACGACTCGTCCTCCGACGTCAATACTTCAGGCCCTAAGCCCGTTCGGATGGCTGCAAAATACCGATAGTGCCGGCCTGGAACAGTACCATAGTCGTGAAAGATCAGATCGTTCCCGTCTGCCAGATTTTCTGTATTACCGTTGATGTCTTCCAGCGTGACCACTCGATCGTACGTGCTGCCGTGGGCTGCTAGGTCCTCCCTCATCACCCTGATCGTAGCAGCATTGGGCACATTTTCTACTTCTATTACCACCCGACTCGGCTCATTTTTGGTCACTATGGCCAGAGTTCCTCTAGCAGATTCTCGAATCGGAACGGCCGCTTCGTGACTAGAAATGACCAAACCTTCTGCAGGGCCTTGGCGGCCGTTCGCGCCGACAGCGGCCAGCCTATACGTAACTCTGTTTGGATGTATGTTGGGCACGCCGGCATCTTCGAACAGGTGAAGCTCTTCTCCGGGCGGCGTGATGCTTTTCCAGACTTCCACGGAAGGTGAGATCGGTGGATCGTTGTAAGGAGAATAAAAGCTTCTGGAGAGCATCATCCTCCTGCCGGCCGGATCCCTCTGCTCCATCTTCAGCACGACATGGCCCGGAGCGTTCCTCACCAGCGTGAGTCCGGGTTTGACCATCGGCAGGAGGATGTCCATGACGCCGTTTTGATGGTTGACAGTGAAGCTAGTAATCAGGCCCAAGCGAATTTGACCAGGCTCCTGATCCTCTCCAGGCTTGAGGATCGGCGTCATCAACACAAAAAACACTTCTGCACCTTGGAGGATATCCTTCTCTACGTCGATCCGCCGACGTATTCTTTTAGAGTAATTTCTTACTACGGCCGCATACCCAAGAGTAACGCTATCTTGAGGATCTACGTCGGTGTTATTCGAAACGATCTCTGCTAAGTTGATCTGCTTTGACACCTCATCCTCAGTCACGTACGGTGAAACTGGCGGGTCTTCGAAGCCCTTTCTCACTTCCGACAAGGAACGCCTCACCAAAATATTGTCCCACGAGACCAGCTTGGGCTCCTCTTCCTGCAGGCCATCGTCAGCCCCAGAAGAGTCCAAGCCGAACCGATTCGCCAGCGTAGGATAAGTGGAGTGAGAGACCGCCAAGTAGTTAAGAGGATCGAAGCCTCCTTCGATGGCATTCGCATAAAACTGGGGAAGCTCCAGTGGAGAGCGACCCTGGGCCTCACCGGCTGTAGCAGTTATCGGAGTGGGGGTCTCGGAAC